AAGGAAGTCCCAGAGGATTTGGTGAGCCAAGAGGAATTACAAGCTATTCAGGACTTTATTACAAACTGCAAAAAATGTTCCCTAACCCAGAGAAATGCAGATGCGGAGAAATGGGAAAGCATAAACATCACCCAGATTACAACAAACCTTTTGAAATTGTGTGGTTATGTGTTAAGTGTCACAGACAAGAACACCAGCTTGGACACAAAGGAAAAGGCGGAACAAAAGTCAGAACACGCAAGCTTCGCATATTTCCCTAAGGCTTCAAAACGAGATAGGAATGAGGGGCTTGAGGGGTTTGAGGTTAAGCAAACAGGAAGTTTTGAGGGCAACGCAGACATCAATAATACGAATCGTAAAATAGGAGCAAACCCAAGTAAACCAAACGAGCCAAGATTTAACCATCATCCAACTGTTAAACCTACAGCACTCATGCAATATCTAGTGAGACTTGTTACACCAAAGGGCGGAATAGTTTTAGATTGTTTCATGGGGAGTGGTTCAACGGGCAAGGCTTGTGTACTAGAGGGCTTTGATTTTATTGGAATAGAACTAGACCCGGAATACTGCAAGGTTGCAGATGCAAGGATTAAGGCAGTAAGTTCTTTAGACAAGACAAACACGGGCAACTTGGCAGAAAATTATTTATAGTTGAAAGATCAAAAATGAAAGAGAAAATAATATTTTTTAGGGAAAGTCTAGCGCAGTCCTTAATAGCGGATGCTATTAGTTTTACCGGATTTGTAGGGCTGATGACGCTTAACTATATGTTTTGGGATGGGGCTTGGTATACAACTATAGCGATCCTGATTATATGGGGGTTATGGTCGGCTTCTGTAGCGTTAAGAAACAAGTCAACTGTATTCACTTCTAGGAAAGACTTAATTAAATATCTACAAGAAAATAGCAATCATGACTAATGAAGAATGGTTAGAAACATTTTGGAAGACTAAGTTAGCAACTCAAGGTGGTAGTTGCTGGGAATGTTGCGAGTACGAAGACATGGTAAACGAAATGCTAGCCTACCTTCAATCAGTTCTTGAGGACAAGGATAAAGAAAATAGCAAAGGAAACTAATACTTGACATATGCGGACGCGTTCGCTATGATATGGGTATAAGGTTGAACAAGTGTTCAATCAGGTTAAGGAGATAATAATGGAAATCCAATTTTACAGAAAAAATGTTTACGGTAGAGAAATGATGTATTTGATAAAAAGCCGGGAAACAGAATCTATGCTTAAGCTAATGGGGACACTTACAATCAACAAAGAACAAATTGCTGAATGGAGTAGATTAGGGTTTGATTTTGAGGAAGTGCTTGCACCATGAAATGCCCACACTGTAATCAAAATATAGACATGACCGAACACATGCGGAAACTAGGCAAAAAATCAGGCGAAAAACGCAAGGGTGACTCAAAATATATGAGTGAGCTTGCGAAGAAAGGCTGGATTAAAAGAAATCTTAATAAAGTTCAAAACATAGATAGTTTGAAACCAAAGGATCAAAAATGACAGAAAAAATAACAAAAAAACAGTTGAAAGCATTGATTGATTTTATACCTAAGGGAGACGTTAGACCTGTTTTGCAAAACTTGCGTGTTGTTAATTATTTATTAGCAACTTATCTAGTAGCCGTTAACGGGTTCGCTATTGCAATGATAAAGATTAACGATGGATATTTTAAAGAAAACGGTAAAGTTATCAGCCGCAATGATTTATTGAAATTTCATGCAGTCGCTGGTAAGTATGTTCATATTGAATCTTTAATGGAATCATTACAGCCGTTAGAAGATGACTACCCGTCTATAGAGGGGCTTGTACCAAATGACGAAGAAAAACCAGTTGCACAGGAGTCTATAAGCGTAGATCCTAAAATATTGGCTTCACTTGATAATATAGCAGGGTATATTCTATCCTATAAATTCTATGAAGGATTTAAGATGGTGTCTGTAGATCAATCGAATATTTATATACTTATGCAACGGAAGGTATAAGTTTATTGAGTTAATTAAAGGGGGTGATGTTAATGACCGAAGTAGAACAGATAAAACAGCTAATCGAAACTTTAAAAAAAGAAAGAGATGTAAACAGAGAATCTAATCCAGAGAAGGGGAGATTGCTTTCAATTGCTATAACTCATTTAGAGACCGCAATGCTATATACAAAAGAGGCTATTAATTAGTCCTTTCTGCCCTACGGGGCAGTTGTGGGTTAATTAATTGAAGGAGCAAAATGAAAGAGAAAATAAAATGTCTTGGTCACGACATTAATGTCATTACCTACTTTTTAAATAAGGATAAATAAGATGCCAGAAGGACTAGATACAGTAAAATACGACGCGCCGGTCATGTCAGACCAAGAATCACTATTAGAGCTATGCAATGGTGATCGTGAGTTAGCTTGGTTCATCTCTGAATGGATCAGTAACGGACGGAATGCTACTAAAGCTTACAAGATTATAAGACCTCATGTTACCTATGATTCAGCTAGGGCGTTAGGATGTATGATGTTAGCGAGACTTAACATGGTTTCAATCATGGCGTATTACGACGTGGGTATCCAAGATTATCTTAATCAGCTAAGAGACGGGATGAACGCCGATACCGTTAAGATTCTAAGGAAGTACGATAAAGAGGGTAATGTCATCGCAGAGATTGACATGAGCCAACCAGACCACAAAACGCGTAGACCATATCACGAAGCCGTGGGCAAGCTATTAGGCATCGAGAAGGATAGGCAACAAGCACCGCCAGTTATTCAATTCAACTTCACACAATTACAACCTACAATAATTAAGGATCGGCAGGCTAGGGGATTGCCTGTTTAAGCTACCCGTTGACTAAGCACTACAGTCGTAGTAAATTAAGAGTATGAATTGCAGGCATTGCGGGTCATCAGACATAAAAGCATCAAAATTAGTCGGACTATCAAAAGACGGATTGACGACGAGGCATTGTTACCGGGTCTGGTGCCAGAATTGCCGGAAGGGACACCACGTCAAAAAGACCCTCGATATGTATGAGGTGGTGAAAGATCAAGCGTGGGTATTTTCAAAAAGATATCAGCGATTTTTGCATCAGGAGAAACAAGGACGCTTGTTTTAGAGGCTTTTTAATATTGAGTACATTTTAGTACCTATTATCCAACAAAAGAAACTGATAGAAAAGATAAGATTGATATTCTACATTGACCAGCGTTTTAGGGGAGCAGCAACCCGCATGTGATTGCAAAATCATCGTAATACTGCACGGAACACCTCAAGAACCTAAGGAATACGCTCTGACTTGTAGCAAGATCTACAAGGCGGGAGAACCAGAATGCACTTAAAAAAGATAAGCATTCCTAGGGATCGCAGAGGGTGGGACCGGAGGACGAGAGAACCAGACAGGGGGAAGAGAGTTAGGACTAGAGCTTCCGGGAAGTTAGGTATCACGTCGTAATTTCCGGCGTGTGTGGTACAAATTACGACGTCTAGCCATATGGTAGATTAGATACATGAACAAAGTAGCTAAAGGCAATAGAATAGAACTACTAGTTAGAAAGAAACTTGAAAGTGTCGGCTATCTAGTCGAGAAGAAGAATCGTAACAGGTATCAGAGTCCAGATTTTTGGGGCATGTTTGATTTAATAGCTATCATGGGAACTGTGGTTAGGTTGATACAGGTAAAGAGTAACGCATCTGATTTTTATAAAGCCCGGAAAGAGATCCGAACATGGAAGAAAGTTAACCACGTACAGATTCCTTGTGAGGTTTGGCTATGGATAGATCGCAATGAATTCAGAGTCGAAGAGATTGTATAATCACCTAATATGGATTTAATTCTAACGCCACCCTTATTTATTCCAACGCCATCTTTATTTATTCCAAAAGACGAGAAAGAGTTAATGCAGTTAGCGCATGAAGATCCTAGATTCATTATTGAATCAGCTTTTCAGGTTGTTAATAAAGATAAGCAGGCAGTACCTTTCATCTTTAAGACACTTCAAAATGAGTTCTATGAAAATAGGACTACGAGAGACGATATTTTAAAAGCCGGTCAGCTTGGATTCTCCACAATGATCTTGGCTATATTCACTGTTAAGTTCCTACTAGTGCCTAACGCATGGTGTGTATGTATATCTCATCAAGAAGAGGCGACTCAACGTCTTTTTGAAAGGGTAACTTACTTCCTTGAGAACTTACCGGATTGGTTAAAGCCTTTCTATGTTCCGGGGAAAACAGCAGAAGGTGACATTGTTAATAAGGCGATGAATTCTAAGTTTTATATTGGTACTGCCGGGGCTAGGGCATTTGGGCGTGGGGACACAATCCATTATGCTCATTTATCAGAGGTTTCAAGATGGCGAGGATCAGGCGAAGTTGCAACCGGAATAATCCGTGCGGTTCCTCTTAATGATCCAAACACTTGGATCGTAAAAGAAACGACTGCTAATGGCGTCGGGAATTATCACCACACTGAGTGGAAACGCGAGCGTGACGAGAAGTCTGATTTTCGACCACATTTTGTACCCTTTTATAAACAGGAAGAATACCGGATGATTGGGGTATTGAAAGACAAGACAGAAGAGGAAGACCGTTACCAGAGAAGATTCCCGTTAATGACTGACGAAGTTCTATTATGGCGCAGAAAGATGATCAATACTCTTTCATCCGAAAACGGGCGGACGCCAGAAGATATGTTCAAGCAGGAATTCCCCGCGGACGAAACAGAAGCGTTTCTGTTTTCTGGTAATCCTATATTCCCGGTAGAGCAGTTACAAGAATATTTAGCGGATGCTGTTCCACCTGTACTTATTGGCAATCTACAAGGGGTATCACCTTACGAGAGTTTCGACGCTAATACTAAGGGATATTTCAAAATCTGGGATCCACCGGAGATTAGCTCACAGTACATAGCATTCGCAGATGTTGGGCAGTTTTCAGATTATTGTGTTTGTACTATTGTTAATAAAAAGACTTGGAAAATGGTTGCTAAATTTAGGGCAGTGATTAGGGCTGTACAGTTTGGCGATGAACTCAATGTTATCGGGCATTACTATAATAAAATGTTGATTGCAGTTGAGGTTAATAACATGGGACAATCGACGGTAGATAGGTTGGTAACTTTAAGTTATCCTAGTTTGTATAAACGTAAGCGAAAAGACCAGAAAACAAAAAGATATGTTGATGAGATTGGTTGGAATACTAATCGGGCGACGAAGCCATTAATGATTGGTCATATGCAAGAATTGATTAGAACAGAAGCTATTGATTTACCGGACGAAGAAATCTTAATCGAGATGCAAACATTCGTTAAACATCAAGATGGATCAATGGCAGCATCCGAAGGTAATAACGATGATCAAGTTATTTCGGTATGTGGTGTCTATTATGTTTTAAAAGAGAATCCATTCATTGAAAAGTCGAACAAGGTTTCGGCTGCAACCGTTAATAAAGCACAAAAATATAAAGAAATGAGATCCTCAAAAGGAATCAAACGATGGCGTCAATAAGTGCTAATATTGTTTTAAATCTATGGCTATAAAAAAATCTGCATATAACGACGAGACCGCAAAATTAGCGGCTAAAAGATATAAACTTTCAAGTGACTACGTTAAGCCTTATTTTGACAACTTCATAGACAACTATAAACATTACTTTCAGCGAGTCATCCAAGAATCAGTTGAACAAGACCCAAACGCATATCCATTTTATTCGCAGATGACTATACCTATTGGCTATCAAGTTGTTGAGACTTTATTGCCTAGGACAGTTTCAAAAGAGCCGACATTCTCTATTAAGACAGAAGAGGAGAACGATGAAATGGCAGAACTAAAATTAGCGAGCCTGATTAAATATCAAATGGCGCACCCTTATTTGATTGATGATCCTATATTCTTGCGACTGTCTACAGCAGCAAAAGAAATGTTTATCACTGGTAATGCTTGGGGTATGGTTCCGTGGACGCAAGAAGAAGCTGAGATCGAAGAGTACCAACCGTACTCAACAGTGTTAGGTCTTAACGAGCCATCATGGGAGAACATGGAACGTATACGTGAGTATGGTATTAAGCCGCAATGGAAGGTGGTTACAGTTAAGAAGAAAGTTATTGATGCACCTGTATTTAGGCATATTTCTATCTTTCATGTATTCCCTGACCCGGCGAAGAAAAGAGTTTCAGACCTTGGATATGCAATTGTTGAAGAGTGGATGACGTACGATGAGATTAAATCAATGGTTAAGATATCGGAAGATTCTTATAAGAATATGGAAGTATTCGAAGCCATGAAAGTTGCTAAGAAATTCGGCACGGTTGGAATGATTGATTATGACCAACAGATTGCAGAGATGTTTGGAAGTGACAACTACGCAACTAAGGGCGAGGGGATGGATGGACAGTTTAAGGTTTGGTTCATGCTTGAGAAAAATAAGTACTCGATTATTATTAATGGGGAATTGACTATCCGTGACGGTAAGAATCCTAACGGCGATGGAAAGTTAGGGCTTATATTAATGAAAGACATTCCAATCCCTAACGAACTTTACGCGTGGGGCGAGATTGACCCTATTAAAAAGATCGAAGACGGAATGACTGATCAAGCTAATATGCGTGCTGATTCTGTTTTCTATGATCTAATGCGTATCTGGAAGCTTGACCCTACTTCATTAATTGATGGTGAGGAGTTTAGTCCAGAGCCGGGATCTATTATTCAGATGACAGACCTAAACGGATTACAACCCGTTGATACAGGCTCAACTAAGGCGTCGGCTTACCGTGAGCATGATGAGTGGAATAGCATAATTCAATCTGTTACAGGCGTTAATGATTATTCAACTGGTGGTATTGATGGATCGATGAACAAAACTTTTGGCGGGGTGGAGCTTTTACAACAGGCGGCGAACGCTAGATTCGGATTTAAATTACAATTATTCGAACAGTTGGGGCTTAAAGCTATTGGCACGATGTATGTTCAGAGGAATTTGAGATTTTTTGATTCACCACAGGCTTTAAACACCGAACAAGGAAAGCTTGTTGTAACTCCTGATGATATCCGGATTATCCGGGGCAATATACATTTTATGGTTGATGCAGGATCGACGCAAATTGGTAATAAGAATGCTGATGTAAATAAATGGAAGTTTATTTCCGATCAAGTCGGGGCAAACAAAGCACCGTTTAACGATTTAAGTCAAGCAGCGCAGGACGAAATAGGCAAGAGGCTTTTATACGCGCTTGATGAGAAGGATGTAGAGAAGTTACTAGAGAGGAAACAAGAATTACCGTTGCCCGCAGGAGTGAATCCCAACGGGGCAAACCCATTAGTTCCTAATGATTTAGTTGAAATAAATAATGATCAACAAAGCGCGCCAGATGTACAACAAGATAATGCACAAGCCGTCATTGGAGAATAAGCTTGAAGTTATTCAGATTGCAGAAGATTTAGAAAACATGATGAAAACTCAAGGGTGGAAACACTTAAACAAATGGGTTAATGAACAACGTGAGTCAAGCAAGTTACACATGGAGCGCGAGGCGGTTGTATCTAATTCCATGAACATTTTAGGGATATTCAATAACTACGTTAAGTATATATTTATTGTTGCTGAAAACCGTGCTTACAACAAACAGCGCACTTTCATCGAGGTAGTAATAGCCAATGGCAAAAAACACAAAGAAGAATTATCAAAAGAAGAATGAGGAACTAGATATCTGGTCTGTCCTTAAAGAACGAAAGCGAAAAGGTCTAACCGACGTTGAGATTGAAGTTATACCCTTAAAAGAGCCACAGTCACTATCAAAGGGTAAGCATAACTTCATTATAGATGATCTAAGGCGAGGCAGTGTCATTTGTACTTCTTGCAAGGTTAGTCACGGCGGAATACTTGAGGCGCATTTATTACATCGGTACAAAGTAGAAAACGGCATCATATATTTAGACGGGGAGCCTACCAACGAATCAGCTAATTGACAGTTGGCAAAAAGGATTTAGTATTTTAATCAGATATTAGTTTACCGGGCAGGAAACTTTTAAAAATTCAATAACAGCTTACACGTTTAGGGCATGCGTCCGTTATTTGTAGTTTTACGTAAGCTGTTAGCTACAAGTATCGGACGGATGTTCATGAGAACAACCGTTTTTTATTTATTTAGCCTCATAAAGAGACACCTAAAAAAATATGGATAACACACAAGACACCACAGCCGCTAAGACTGCTGATTATGATCCTACGACTGGATACACTAACGTAGATCCAGATATGTTTCTATCAGAAGACGACGCACAAGCTGAAACCTCAGAAGGTGGTAATTCTGACAACGAAGAGCAATTAATAACTGCGGAACAGAATGAAAGTGAATCTACGGATACACAAGAGCAAGAAACGCAAGCACCTGAATTGTTTGCCGGAAAATTCAAGTCGGTTGAAGATCTTAAGACTGCTTTTGCAGAATTAGGCGGAAACCCTGATAAGTTCAAAGATCCTGCAATGCTTGAAGAAGCATACGAAACTAGACAACGGGAATTTTCTCGAAGTCGGAATCATATTGCTAATCAGGAGAGGCTAGATCAAGAACCAGAAGTTCCGGACCAGTCATTGGATACAGAATCAATAATGAGAGAAATCAGAGAATCGGGCGCACTCGACAAAGTGGAGTCCACCGAAGACTTGATGAAGGTTGTTATTGAGGCACTTGTACCAAAACTGACATCACAAAACGGCATGATGACAAGAGAAGATGTTCAGAAAATTGTTGTTGAAAGTGCAGAACGCGAAGTTAGATTAACTGAACTTCACAGCCTTGAAACAGAGGTTCCCCGTCTGAAAACAGATACGGAATTTAGAAACGTATTCGGTCTTTATGTTAAACAACAAAAAGACTCAAACGATTATGTTGATCTTAAGACCTCTTTAAAAGACTTTGTGAAGATAGGTCAATCACTTGGCGATGAATACGCAAGACAGAGTCAACGAAGTGCCGCAGATAAAAATGCGAGTACAGCATCAACTGATAATGGGTCTTTTATAGATTCACCAAAAGATGAGGTTGATGATATTTTGGGAGCATATCAAGCAAAGCGAAATATATTTGGTTAATTAAGAAATAAAATACTATGATTACGACTGTAAGAAATACAAGTAATGTCACGGCTATTCGTAGAATAGTGGACATTTCAAACAAGATCGACGTACTTGAACCAGATTCAGCACCACTTACTCAATTAATGAAAAAAATTGAAAAAAGAGTAGCTGTAAATCCAGTGTTCAATTGGATGGAAGAAGCGTCATTAACTAAAACTGATCAAGTAAACAATAGCGGCGGATATACGTCAGGCGCACTTTCCGTTATTGTTGATAATGGATCAAGATTTAGAGCGGGTGATGTTGTTAAAGTTGTAGCTACTGGTGAACAAGCACTAGTAACAGCTGTATCAACTAATACACTAACGCTAACTCGTGCATGGGGATCTACTGCTGCGGGAGTACTTGCAGATGATGGGGTATTACTGATTGTTGGTAATGCTAATCAGGAGCATGCAGAGAAGAGATTTATCAAAATCGCAGACCAAACACCGAAAACAAACTACACACAGATTTTTAGGACGCCTTTTGGTATCTCAAGAACTGCTGATAATTCAGAAATGTATGGTGGTAAAGATATGAAACATATCCGTATGATGCAATTAATAGAGCATCAGAAAGAAATGGAACGTGCATTCTGGTTTGGAGAGCCTAAAGAAGACACTACTGGAACACACCCTATAAGGGCTACAGCTGGAGTTGACTTCTTACTTTCCACAAATGCAACTGATGCAGGTGGAACATTAACAGAAGCGGAATTTGAATCATTCTTAAGAACAGGATTCAGATTTGGCGGAAAAACAAAATGGTTATTCTGCGCGCCGATTGTTACCTCTGCTATTTCGTACTGGGCTAAGGCTAAATTACAGACAGTTTCTAAAGATAAAACTTATGGAATTGCTGTTAAGGAATACTTAACACCATTCGGAACACTTAATATCGTAAACATGAATCTATTCTCAGAAACCACAGTTTTTGCGGGATATGCTTACTTATTAGATTTAGATGGTCTAGCTTATAGATATCTTGCTAATAGCGATACTAAGTTAAGAACAAACATTCAGGATAATTCTGCTGATGGACAAGAAGATGAATACTTGTCAGAGGTAGGATTACAACTAAGTCAGGAAAGAAAGGGAGCCGTTTTATTCAACGTCACCGACTTTTCGTAAAGTCTATAGCGGGTGGGAACACCCGCTAATTTAATTAAATTGAAACTATATATGAACAAAAAAACAGGAATCAAGACTAGCGAGATGGGAGTACAGATATTCCCGGAGGGCGAACACCCTAGAACTATAAGGAAGTATGCTAACGAAGATGTTAAACCTTATCTTAAATCCGCTTTTGAAGAATTTTTAAAAACAGTTTCTAAGGAAAATGTAGGAGCTTTAAAGGCTGATGGAGATAGAGCAGCAGCAGCATTCCAGAATTTTGTGTCAAGCATGCCCGTTGAAAAATTGGCTGGATTACTTGGGCTTAAGTCTTCAAGTGTCGTTGATGAATCACAAGACGCTAATAAATCACCTAACGCAATGAGTACCGGAGAAAAAAACGATGCTAGCGATAAGGGTAGTAAATCCGAATAAGGACGTAATTTATTTTTAAAATCTATGAAATTTGTATCAACAAAGTATAGCCAACTAAGGGTAGTATTAGATCCAAAGAGTCAAATGGAAATACAGGGTAAACGTGTGACTAAGGGACTTTATGACCTGTTCCCTAATGGTAAGACCGTTGAGTTTAACGACGGCGAGTATGAGACCAAAGATAAAGCAATCATAAATGCCCTTAAGTCATCATCAGGTTACGCCGTTGATTTTGTAACAGACGAAAGAGAAGCAGACCAACCTAATGATGAAGCGTTACTAAAGAAAAATGAAAAAAAAGAATTTGCAGATGAGATAGCCTCAGTATGTCCTAAGTGCGGGGCAAAGTATAGAAAACCAATTGAACTCGAAGCACACATGAAATCGGTTCATTCAGAAGGATAAATATGACAACAACAGACCCAAGAACAGGTAAGCCAGTTAGTTACAGTAATAAGTCATTAGAGCTGGAAAAATCTCGAATGCTACAGCAACAGTTTCCGGGCGGATTTAAAGATCCTTCTAGTGGGAAACAGGTTATTCAGGCTTCCGGGTCTGCGCCTATGTCGTCTAGTTCTGGTGGGTCTTCTAGTAGGTCTTCTTCTTCAAGGAGAGATAGTCTAACTGATGCTGTTTCATCGGCGAGAAGATCCCAAGAAGAAGCAGCCTCAAGAGCCGCAGAAGCAAGCCGTCAGGCAGCTAAGAGATCCTATGAGGGTAAAGTTACGATTGCTAACTCAGCGAAAGAAAGTGCTGGACAATCCTACAACTGGATCATTGATACATTGGGATCTAATAAACAAGACCTTTTAAATCAGATTGCAACGAGTGAGTCTACAGGACTTCAAAACTACGATACCCAAAAGGGGGATACCGTTAAAAATTACGATAAATCTAAACAAGATATTCTTTTTACTTATAGAGATCTTGGGGTTCAACAGGAAAAAATCTTGAGAGGTTCAGGCGCGGGTTTTTCATCTTCAAGGTCACAAGAGGCATTATTGAAACTTAATAATTTCATGGGGAAGGATTTATCAGAAGTCACTACAAATGAAGCTGATTCATTAGCTTTAATTGGTAACGCTGTGACTACATTCAAGCAAAAAACACAAGACGCCAGAATTTCAGTTGAGAGTGAAACAAAAAGTAAGCTAGACAAGGCTGGAATTGATTACAACGCCTCAGTGAGGGCTATTGATAATAATTTAACCCTAGCCGGGAATGCTAGAGAAGACGCTTACGCTAATGCTCAGGTTGCACTTGCGCAAGCTACAGCGGGTATTCAAAACTGGGCTTTACAGGCTAAAGTATCTCTTGAATCACAGATAGCATCGGCGAAAGGCATACTTGATAATTACGTGGTTGATGCAGCTGATTACAATGGTGGTCTTAATAGAGACCTTCAATCTAAACAGGCAGCAGCACAAAGTGCTATCGGGGCTATTGATAACTCTCTTCTTATTAATCCGGGTGGTGGAAACGAGGGAGATTTAAATACGAGTCGTGATCTAGCATTCAAAGCTGGTCGAAAAACATACGGTTCAAAAGACGAGTTAGATGCGGCTTTACAACGCGGGGAAATCAACCAAGGGCAGTATTCCACCTTGGCTTCACAGTTCCAGTATTCAGATCCTTTAATGAGTGCGGCATTAGCTTAATTCGTTTACAATAGGGTTATATATGGCTAAAGATTTACTCAGAGATATTCTGAACTTGGGAGATAACGCAAGAGATTTTGTTGCTAACAAAGTATCGCAATCTAGACCTGTTCAGTATTTCAATCCCGTCTCAAATAAAGGCAAAAATTTCTGGTCATCAGGGGTTGCTGATCAATTGGCAAAAACACAACGGTTTGTTGAAAGTGCCGATACTGCTAAACCATTTGAAACATTTGTTCCTAACATTCCTAAACCAATAAGAAACATTCCAGTGGTCGGTCAGACTGCTAATTTTGTCAGGACTGTAGGAATAAATATTGGAGACACGTTGGCAGCCGGGCTTCTAAACGATCCTATAAATATAGGGAAAACCATAGGCAATATTGCAAGTGGTGGCATTGGGTCTGAATATGGGCAACTAAAGCCGGGCGGCATGAAGGCTGCTTATAACTTACGAAGTTATGTCAATCCGGGGTTTGCTAGAGATTACAAAGTCGAGTCGGACTTTAAAGGCTTGCTTGCTGATATTGCAGAGGCGGCTATGCCGATAGCTTCAGCGCACGTTGGGGCGTCTATGCCGGCGTTAGCTAAAGGCGCAGTTAAGTTTGGAGCGAAACAAGGTCTTAAAACAGGAACAGGTTTCGCAGTATTAGAGGGCTTAAGAAGTGGCAGAAATATTAAAGATAATTTTGAATACGCTAAACACCTAGCTATTACAACGGCTGTAGGGGCGGCTTTGGGCGTTTTAGTCGGCACGTCTATTCCACTTCTTGTCAGGGTTGGGCATAAATTAGTAAATATTACTAAGGCTAGTATTAAAACTAGAGCTGTAAAGAATGCTATTAGGGAATCCGACGGCTTCTTGGCTTTAAAAGATAAAACCATTAAGACCAAGAATGTTAATGATCTTGTCCCGGCGTCTGATGATATTGATCGTGGTCAGGTAGCAATTTATAAAAGCAAAATCAAGAAGGGCGAAAAACTTGATCCTATATATGTAACTAAGAGTGGGGACAAATTTAATATTGAGGATGGCAAAACAAAGTATCAGGCTTTTAAAGAAAGTGGCTTTAATGAAGTGCCTACAGTTGAGCTTGTAAGCCATAGAGAGATTACAAAATCCACGGCACTAGAAATCTCTAAGAAGCCAGATGGCAAGCTGAAATCAAATTTGCGTACTAAGTTAGATTCACGTCCATTAAACCAGATTGAAATTGAAGACGCTTTTAATGCAGGTGACAATAATAAAGTTAAGCAATTGATAGCTGCCATGTCAGACGATGATCCTTATAAAGGATCTATGCAATCCTTGTTTGGCGATGATATTGCAGAAGAAGCTATTGTAAAGCCTTTAGTCAAGACTAACGATACATCAGAAATACAAGAAATCAGAAATAGCATTATAGAGGGAGAGAACATATTGAGAACTGGAATGAGGAGTGGGCGAAAAATATCCCCGACAGAGAGAATCATTGTTTCTAAGTCAGTCGAGAATGCAAGATCTAAGATAGGGATAGAATCTAAAAGAACAATGGGTGGTGATGATTATAAAGTTCAGGAGTTTTCTTTTGATGAGTTAATGAACATGGGTGAGACCAATAAGGCTAAACCAACCGTGAGTCAGTCTGTACCCGTGGTAAATAACGCCTCATCAGCGCAACCAGTACCCGGCTCATTGGCAATGCCTGCACAGGGACCGGCTGTTATACCGGGCATTACAGGATCTAATGGTGACTCAATATTGTCTGACGCTAAAAAAGAAATAACAACGGCTGCTAAATTAGAATCAAGCAGGGCTGCTGACCAAACAGTAGTGAAGGGTTGGAAAAAGTTTTATACAGGCTTTGTAAATAGGTTCCAACCGTTTGAAGATGTTGTAGACAAGATTGAGAGAGAGACCAACTCAAAAATCATTCCTTCACAAAATCCGACCTACACAGTAAACCAATTACTTGGAGCAGGTGGCAGTGCGCGTTTAAGACATCAAAAGAAGCTCACGCCAATCCTTGATATGCTTGATGAATTTAAAATAGATAAAGAGGATATGGATGTTTTCTTGAAAGCCTCAAGAGATATAGAACTTTCAGGAAGAGCGGGTGGGATTCTAGGATCAGATGCTGGGCTTGCTCAATCAAGAATTGACGTTTTATCTCAGAGGTACGATCCAAAAATTTTGAAAGATATTAGTAACAAGTTTTATTCTTATCTAGACGAAGGATTACAGATGCTAAGGGATTCTGGGTTCATTCATGGTGCCGGGTACGATTCAATCAAGGGAGCGAACCAAAGCTATGTCCCTTTCGAGAGGGTTATGGATGAGGTTGATAATTACCTTGGTTTGCCCGCTAAAACAGCGATGGTTGGGACTCAGCCTATAAATCAAATTAAAGGTTCAGAGAGACAGATTTATTCACCGATTGAATCAATCATCGCGGATACATACAAGATTGAGTCTGCCGTTGCAAGAAATCGTGTAGCAACATCGTTAGTAAACTTACGAAAAGTTGCGCCAGAGTATAACGATATGTTTAAGGTAACGGACAAGTCTAGCTCATCAACCATAACTGTTTGGGAAGGTGGCAAAAAACTCTATTATGAGGTTGGGGAAGATATTGCGAATGCCGCAAAAGGGATGAATGAAGAGAGTATGGGAACTGTTCTTAAGATTTTATCTGCGCCGGCTAGTTTAATGAGACAAGGGGCGACAGGGCGAAATATAGATTTTATGATTCCTAATGCAGTCAAAGACCAGTTTGATGCGGCAGTAGCTTCTAGGTATGGCTATAGACCTTTTATTGATTACATTCGTGGTCTGTCCCATTTAATAAGATATGAACGTACTGGTTCAGATGAAATTATGGAGGGTTGGCTAAGTAATGGTGGAAGTATGTCATTCGAGAATCTAAGCGGAAGGAAAGCTGTATCGGAAGAGATATTAGACGCAACCGCAAAGAGATCGATACTGGGTAAGCTGAAAAACTGGGTAATTGGCGGACTTGATACATTCGGGAAATACTCAGAGACACCTACCCGTTTAGGTTTATACCAAAGAGCCTATGAGAATACAGGAAACACGCTATTAGCAGCCGCAGAATCTAGAGACGGAACTCTTGATTTCGCTAGGATGGGTAACAAAATGGTCGTCATTAATTCGATAGTCCCGTATTTCAATGTTGGTGTTCAAGGGTTTGACAGAATGATCAGAGCCGCAAAAGAGAATCCTGCAAAGTTTAGTATTAATATGACTTTATACGCCGCGCTTCCTGCGACTGTGACCGCAGTTTACAACAACCTCATGTATCCAGAAGAGTATAAGGAAATTGCGCAATATGAAAAGGACGTCAACTTATTGATTGTAACTGGTCGCGATGATGAAGGCAGACCAACCTTTGTAACACTGCCAAAGGGAAATATAGCACCGCTGATAATGAATCCGGTAGAAGACTTTGTAACTTATCTAGCAGGTAATGATCCAAGATCATTTAAAGAGTTAGCTTTCAATCTGTTCGGGGATACATTGCCAATATTACAAGGTGGCGACAATTTTAGTCAGGTTGCATCAAGGACGGTCGGGGCAAACTTACCACAATTTATAAAGCCTACTATTGAAGATATGACAAATTATAGTTTCTTTAAGAACAGAAACATTGTAAGTCCATACGCTTTAAACAAACCGCCAGAGGAACAAGTCAAAGATGATACAGCATCCCTATATAAGTATGCTGGAAATGTTTTAGGAGTTTCCCCGTTGCGAGTCGAGAACTTTGCAGTGGGTACATTAGCTGGGTATATAAAGACACCATCGAACATCTATGAAACTTTGAAGAACAAAGCGGAAGGTGAGCGGGTTAATATTAACGCTGTTCCAGTAGTCAGTAGATTTGTAGGGTCTGGTGGGCTTCCAGAAGACACGGAGAGGTATAGGTTACGTGACGAAAAGAGGGAGCTTGAGGCAGAGCTTAAGAATGAGGGCAAGCCTAATTTAATCCAGAGAATACTCGGCATTGAACCTAGTTCTGCGGCTTCCGGAACTCCGAACATAGCAGCTACTAAAGAAGTTAAGCTTTACGCCATTGATAAAGGATTTACTGATTATCTGAAACCTAATCCATATAAGGATGAAGATCAGGCTAAAAAGTGGGAAACAGCCAAGCTAAAAAAAGCAGAACAGATTCTTAATGATGTAGATCCGAAAATAACTGAACAAGTCAAAATGAACGCTTTAAAGGCTATGGGGGTTACCATACCGGGGGCTAGTAGCGATGCTGACGGGCAAAACATGTCAGACAATACCAAAGTAGAGGAAATCCCGGATATATATAGCTATTGGGACGGCACAGATTTAAAAACTATTGATTTTAATAAATACAAAGCTAAGGATTCCGGGAATAGAACAGAAGCTGTTAAGGTAAAACGGGATGTATACACGAAAGCTTTGCAGACTTATAGAGAGGATCTACCAGACGGAGAGAAAGACAAAATATTGTCTAAGCTGGGCGTAAGCCGTGAGGACATGGAATACTACGATTTAGCATCGGATGTTGAGGAAGTAAGACGCACCGTTGTTGATACTGCGGTAGAAGGATCGGGGAATGATCGAAAGACGTTAATGCTTGATTTATCGAATCTTAAGCAAGAAGTTAACGGCAAAGCTATATTAACTAACGGAATAATTGACGATCTTTACAAGGAAGAATTAATAACAAAGCCTGAAAGAAATTATTTAAAAAGCATTACTTATAAGGGTGGTAAATTTGCGATTAAAAAATCTAAATCTAGAAAGGGATCATCCGGCAAGAAGCTTGCAGCCGCATTAAAACAAGTGTTGTCTTCTCAACCGGATTTACCGAAGGTTAATATTGATTCCAGTATCGGAGATAATCAGGATTACCAGAAAGTGCCGGGTATTCAGGTTGACACATTGTTTAAAACTAAGGTTCCTGATGTTCAACCTTTAAGCATTAGCCAGTTAATTTCTAACTCGAAAAAGAAAAACAATATAAGTGCAGAAGCGTTTAAAGCCGTGAATGCTGTTAGAGGTGGTGGCGGCACACAAAAGCGAACACCGATGACATTTACAAAGAGTAGAGCCGGAAGGCGTTAGTCAATTGACTGTCTATGATGGGCGGTCTATTATTAAACTATGAATACAGATTACAATACAGACGACGAAACTACAGAAGAATATAAGGGCGAAATGTTTGATACTGAACAGATACCAGACCTTGAAAAATATAAGGTCGGAGATACCTTAAACTTGGTCTTGGATGCGGAAGTTATTGGCATCAGAAGATGCGAGGATGGCAAATTAAAATATGAGCTTAAAATTAATGATGGTAGCGTCAAAAGCGAACCGAAAGAGAAAGCCTCTACTAAAGATTTAAAAAGTGTATTTAATAAGAAAAACGACAGCTTAACACAAGAAAAATAATGCCAAAAGTTAACAACACAACAGGTAACCAAATTGTTGAAATCAGTGGATCCGTTTCAGCACCACAGACCATTGATATTATTATCGCCGGGGTTTCTTACCCACAGATAAAAGCCGTAATAGCTGCCTCTTCAAGTGGAAACAATGTAATGGTCGCAGCGCACGCCACTAAAAAGACCGTATTAGTTTCGTTGTTCATGGTTGTAACGGCGGACGTTACAGTAAAATTCCAAAGAGCTACTACAGATATAACAGGTGCTATGCCTATATTAGCTAAGTCTGGGCTTGTCTTAAATCCCAACGCGGCAGGATGGTTTGAGACTGGAACTAACGAAGCTTTAAATATTAATTTAGGCGGGGCTATAGTAGTCGGCGGAGCTATCAATTATATACAAGTTTAAGGAGCTACTATGCAAAGTAGAGTTTTCGGCGCAGAGGATACAGCACCTAATACAGGGTTAGCACAATTTGGCGGTATATCCACAGTCTTTTCTGGTTCTTGATCTTCAACTGAAAACAATAGATCGCAAGTCTGTCCGTGTGCTTTTGACTTATCTGATTTTTATGTTGAATCTACAACCGCGCCGGGCGTCGGTAAATCTTACGCATTCACCATAGTGAAAAATGGCGTAGCAACCGCGCTGGAAGTAGTTTTGTCAGAGTCTAATCTAACAGCGTCTAATGCGTCTGATAGCGTTTCATTTGTTGCAGGCGATACGATATCTGTAAGAACAACGCCTACTGGAACACCTGATGCAATTGGTAGACATTACTGGAACGCTTTAATAACTACTGCTGGTGTTATTACGCCTATATTCGGGGCAGGTAATGCATCGGCTTCTAATACAGCAGTAAATTTCATATCTTCGATGGGCAGCCATAATACCGCTTGGTCGACGACCGAACTTGATTATCAGATAGTTGTTCCTACAGCTGGAACACTCCATAGGCTTTATGTAAAACTAAACGGCACTCCGGCTTCTAGTAAATCCTACGACATTACTTTGATGAAAAACGGAGTCGCAACTCTTTTAACAGTAAACATTGCAAACGCTGCAACGACTGGAAATGATGTAGCCGATGACGTATCTGTTATTGCCGGGGATGTTATCACAATAAGATCAACACCAAATAATACTCCAACAGCTAGGGCTGTTTTTTGGGGTATGCAATTCACGCCGACAGTTGATGGTGAGTCCTTTTTTGGGGCTGGGTCTGCACAAGTCCCGTCTGCCTCTACTACTAATTTTGAGCAAATTCTTTCAGCCGGTAGTCACCTATACAATACATCGGAAAATGTAAGGTACATGGTTTTAGGTGGAACAACTTTAAAAAAGATCGATGTAAAACTTGGAACTGCGCCTTCCGTAGGACATTCAAGGGCTTTTATGATTAGGCGAAACCTAGCTGATACTTTGCTTGAAGCAAGTATTGCCGGGGCGGCAACCACAGGGAGCGACACGGATGATGTAACCATCGCGCAAGGTGACAAGCTAGTGTTTAGATCAACTATTACTGGGACACCTGCGGCATTAACTGGTGGGGTTCATATGGGCGTGTTGATGTACATCGCGCCGACTACATCCATTGTGAGGGACATTATCGGCGGGAAAGGCGTAGTCGTAGCATTGAGATAAGAATACAAATTGTACTCAATAATGATGTTTGGAGTGTCAAACTATGACAGAGGTTAAGCAATCAAGTATGTGCTTTGATAGGTTTTTTTTCTGCCTCTCATAGCAACCTATTTTAGATATTTAGTTAATACAAGAAATCTTTTCGTAATAATTGGGATTAAGAATTTTCATTATTTATAGTAAGATAATTATATGCAAAATCAGATATTAATTGGCGTACCTTGTTTAGATTTTATAAGATCCGAAACGGTGGCTTCACTTTTTCAAGCTACAGCGGGTATTGATTGCCCGGCTAAGTTAGCTATCCATAAAAGTTGTTATATCCATGATGCAAGAAATAAGATTGTGGAAAACGCGATCGATAATAAAGCGACTCATGTTATGTTTATTGATTCTGATATGCAATTTGGGATGGATTCAATCGCTAGATTGCTTGCGCACGATGTTGATATTGTGGGCGGGCTATACTATAGAAGGCAAGCACCACATTTACCAACGATAAGCCAGTTAGTTGACGAGAAAATTGTAGTTCCCAATAAATTCCCGAAGGACAAATTATTCAAAGTGTGGGCAATAGCAACAGGTTTTCTACTTGTTAAAACAGAAGTATTCAAAAGCTTAACGCCGCCGTATTTCTTTTTTGGCAATTATAAAACTAATGTTATGGGTGAGGACACATATTTTTGTTGGAAAGCTAACAAGAAATTTGATATCTGGTGTGATCCGACTATAGATCTTGGTCATGTTGGTGAAGAAACTTTTACGAATCAGCATTATAATCTTTATAAAGATCCGAAAGATAAAAAATTAACAGAAAATAGTTTTAATGGTGAACTCGAATAACAGCTTACGCAACTAAATAAATGAGCGTATCAGTAACTACAGCGTTAAGTGATTTAAGTAAAGAGCTTGGGGAGTCTCAAATTGTTTCCAATACATTACGACTGGGGCATTATAACGATGCTTTAATTGAGTTCTACAATGCGAGGAGATGGACATTTGCACTCAAGAAGAACGTGACCCTTTCAACCGTAGCTAATACCCAAAGCTATAGTATATCAGCGATAACTGACATGCGTGAGCCTGCAGCGATCAAAGAGATATTTCTAGGGACTACTGGAGAGGCTATTGTTCCGATTGATTATGAGCGTAGGTTTGACATTGCATACTCAGGTGGTAATTATTTTTATTTAGACCTTGAATTATCGCAAGTCACTTTTTTAGGGGCTATCACATCTGTACAAACGATAACTATCTGGTACTACTATATTCCCCAACGAATAACAGACCTTGCATCCCTTTCAACATTCCCGACGCCTGATAGATATAGAAAACTAGTGGCGATTCTTGCCGCAGCCTATGTTCAGTGGTCAAGGTATTTAGAAAGTCCGGGTAATAGGCTTTACAATCTTTACAACAAAATGCTTGGCAGCGTGATATTACAGCAAAGTGAGAGATCTCCGGGAAATCCTAAGCGACTTACACATTTCCTTGCGTGGAGAGGTTTCAGAAGGGTGTAAAAATGATAGATACAAGTCCAATGCCACAAGGCAGACAGTTACCAACCCAAGGATGGGAGTTCGACGGGTTTAATCTTGGCGTGAACAATTTTTCATTAGCAACTGAATTACGTGGAAATGAGCTTGCCTCGGCTACAAACGCGGAACTTTTCGGCAAAAAATCTCTAAGACCTAGAAGGGGTGGTTTGACACTTGGTAACGGCGTAGGGGGAGACCGGATTGATGCACTGTTCCAGTATAAAGAAGATGCGATTAACGATCTGTTATCTGTATCAGGTGGGCTTTTAAAGAAATATGATAGCTCAACTGGTAACTGGGGTGCTATCAGCGGCGGTACTTTCTCAAGCGGTTCAAGGGTAAGAGGGGTCAAAGCACAGGGGAATCTGTATTTTGGTAACGGGATTAATGATTTTGCAAGATATAACGGCACTATTGTCCAATCGTTTGCTGCAGTGGCAGCACCTACAGGATTAGCCGTATCACCTCAAGGCGGAACTGCGACATCAGAATATACTTACCAGATAACAACGGTTACTGATAAAGGACAGTCTCTACCAACGGCAGAGGTTGCAATCAGCAATGGAAGCGATACGTTAAGTGGCTCACTATTCAATAGAGTTACCTTTACGAGAAGGACAGAAACACAAGTTATCGGCTACAACATTTTTGGTCGGGCTAAAACAGGGCTTGGTTTGACATTGATGATTTTCATCGATCAACCGGCATCCGGGGCAACTATCACGTTTGATGATTCAGGTGTTGTTGCACCACAGGTTTGGTTGCCGCCAGAAGGCGATTCCACCGACGGACCGGTACTTACCATGTGGGAACAACTAAGAGGTTCTTTAGTCGGGGCTGGAGATCCTACAGCGCGCCACAGGCTTTATTATTCTGGTACTGGTGCTAGATATGAGTCATTCTCACCTTCACATAACGGCGGATGGATAGACGTGCGCCCGGGTGACAATGACTATGGTATCAATGGTTTGGCACCTTTTGAATCTAAGATAATGATAGGTAAGCAGAATTCCATACATCAATTCTTTTTCTCTTCAACTGATGGCGAAGCTTTGATTCAAGAAGTCATTTCCTATGTGGGAGTTGGGGCAGCTGGATCGATGGTTGTTATGGAAAATGATATCGGGTTCATAGATTCAGAGTCCAAATTCAGGATACTCGGATATGAGCCAAATTTTGCCGCAGTCAGAACAGCGTCATTATCAGAGGGCAGAGCGCAAAGCTTGCTTGATCAGGTAGACCCTAGTTATATAGATAATTGTGAAGCCGTATATTTTGAAGGCAGATATTATTTAGCTATTACTACCGCCGGGCATACTCAGAACAATAAGGTTATTGTTTACGATAGAAAATACCTAGCCTTTTTAGGGGACTGGTACGGCTCAGACTGCGAAGTCAGATGTTGGATTATATATGATGGTATAGATCGAAAACGTAGACTTTATGCGGGGTCGTCTACAAGTGATTCAGTTTTTGAATTTGAGAAGGAAGGCTATATTGCTAACCATGACGGTACAGAAATTATCACAACCATTAGGACGAGAAACGAGGATATAGGAAATTCAGGTCAACAGAAATTGTTTAAATGGGCTGACCTCAGACTTTATAGGGTACAGGGATCGGTTGAGGTTAAGACTATCATTAATGGGGCTACTATTTTAGATACTGAATCGTTTTCAAACGTCGTAAATTCTGGATGGGGGATTGCTAGATGGGGAACTATGAAGTGGGGTATTTCGTCGGGAACTCCTGCTGCTGCCTCAGACTATGACAAGACTTACAGAAAAGAAATTTATGAAATTGCAAACTCACTACAATTTGAGGTTACAAAAAGAGGGACGCAATCAGATTTTGTGCTGGTATCTATGCGAGGCGAAGCACTGCTACTACCTACAGAGGTATTCGATACAGCGAATGTTATTTAATATTGTATTTATTTGTAAAGGAACTAATATTTAATCATGGCGGATACAAAACTTTTCAAACCGGAAAACAATAAAAGCGGAACTTTCAGCAGCACATTATCAGCCGTTGGAACATCTGCTATTTTAGTTACACCAATTCCTACGGTTGCACCCGGGGTTATTGTTGCCGAAGCCGGGACAACTAAAGAAGAACACATTTATTACTCAGTCAGAGATACAGGTACAAACACAATTTCGGGATTGATTAGAGATATAACAAGTTTAAATGGTGGGGTTGGTTTCGAACATTTGGCAAATTCACCGTGGGAAGTGCTACAAGCAGCGGAATATGTAACTAATATTATTGACTCGATCCAAGAAGGCTATCAGCAGGAGATGCAAGCGATAGCAAGAGTCAATGCAACAAGCTTCACAGTTTTTAGCAATAGGATAGCGTACTATACAAAAGGCAGACTAGTTAGATCAAACAGAGACGATGCGAAAATTTCTAGGGTCACAGGTTCTTCATATAATGCCGGGACAGGGCTTACCACTGTAACCATCGATCTCTTGGATATTCCTTCACCTCTAACTTACATCGAGTACGATAACGGTACACGAGGATTCACGGACGAAACTTTAGCCTTTTTTGCCGCAGATACAGGAGTCGCAGACGCGTATGCAGTAACACTACCATTTACACTGGGAAATTATGTTGAGGGGCTTACGATCGCATTCAAAGCGGTTAACGCAAATACCGGAGCAGCTACACTAAATGTTAATGGTTTGGGTGTTAAAGATATTAGGAAGTCGGGAGCCGCAGTTCTTGCTTCTGGAGATATCGCGGCAGGTCAAATAATCGAACTTGTCTATGATGGTGCTAGGTTTCAGTCAACAAGTGGTGTTTCTAGCGCGGCTATAACTAAAGCAACTTCTGCTGAAATAAATACTGGAAGTAACGACGCAAAATTTGTTACTGCGCTTGGACTCAAGGGTAGTATTTTATGGGATGCGGAAGGATGGGCTACGGATGGGGTGACTTGGACACGGACAGGCAATCATACGTTTACAATACCAACTGATTTAACGGCTAGATACCAAAAAGGAACTAAGGTTAGATATAAAGACGGCGGGGCATTCGAGTATGGAGTCGTTGCTTCATCTTCTTATAGTAATCCGGATACAACTGTTACCCTTATAACGAACACTAGCCATACTATGTCGGCTGTAGACATTACGGAAAACGCCTACAGTTATGCAGAAAATCCACAGGGATTTCCTGATTGGTTTATTTATGCAGCTACTCCTTCATGGAACGGTACGGCACCATCAGGGACAACAACTACATTAGCTAGATTTTCGGTAAAAGGTAGGCAATGTTTTGTTTATGCAGAACAAAATAATACAGTGGCAGGTGCAAGCAATTCGCAGGTGACCTTTAATGGTCCGGTTGCAGCTGATATTACAGCATCTTTTTATCATGCGTTTGGTAGCGGAGTAGGTAGTACTGCACAACAGGATTCACTACCGACGACAAACGGAAGATGCGTCCTTTACCATGGAACGCCGCAAATATACTTATTTTTAGACGCTACGATAGCGGCAAGGTCGTTTATTTTATCGGGTAACTATCCAATCTAATTTAACTAATAATATGTTTATAAACTTGCCTATACTTTCACAACGGGATCCAAGATGGAATAAAATTTTACTTGGGTTTAATACGAATACGTACACGATAGGTAGCCACGGTTGCCTAGTTACTTGTCTAACAGCTATTGCTAATTATTTTGGAGCGAATGACACACCGGATACAGTCAACTCAAAACTTAAAGCCGTCAAAGGTTTTGCTAATGGTGGTTTTTACAGATGGGGTTCTATTGAACAAGTTTTCCCTATGCTTGATGAAGTTTGGAAGGGTCGATACCCTAATGTTTTGTCTGATGGTGACATTAAGCTTATCAAGGATTCTATAGACGCCGGAAAGCCTGTTATGTGCGAAATTGACATGTCACCCGCAACGGCAGTTCCGGATCAACACTTTGTTGTTTTTATAGCTTACAACCGTAGGGACGAGAACGATTTCACAATCATGGATCCATGGGATGGCAAGATTAAATCCTTAAAAACGTATCTATCCGGGACTAAGCCTACAGCCAGAAAAACAATACTGCAGGTCATTATTTATGCTTGGTCTATACCTACTGATAACTCAGGAACAGAGGCTTTGAGGAAACAGATCGAAGTTCTATCAGCTGCTAATAAAAGCCTTGAGTCAGAAAAGGAAGTATTCCGGGATAGGATTACTAAATCCGAATCAGAATATAATCAAAAACTTACAGACTTTAGGAATAATGTAATTAAAGCCGTGAATAGTGTTTCCACGCAATGACAGATTATTTCGGGGAAGTAGCAAAACAGGGACTAGGATATCTTCTTTTTATTGGGTCTCTTTCAATCAACATTTACTTGTATAAAGAGAAGTCTAAAGTAGATAAGGTCGTGATAGATTTAGCGGACAAAAGATTAAATGATGTTAAAGAAATGAAGGATTCTTATTTCAATCAGATTGAAAGTGTTAAGACTAATTTTCTACAAAGCGTAACTAAATCTCAAGATTTGGCACAGGCAACTTTAAGTATTGCCCAAAATTTGCAAAGTATTCTAAATAGTAGGGAAAAATAAGATGATTAATTTAAATGGTGTCTGGTCTAAAATAACGTGTAAGCATCATAAGGTGCAGTCAGTGCTAGAACAGAACAGGGATGAAATCCGTAGTCTCAAAGATGAAATAACGAATAAAAAACTAATGATACAAAAAGAGATGAAAGAGGCTACTATTGATAACGAAAGGGTATTTGACAAGATCAACAAGCAGTTAGTAGATGTTGCCCGAAGTGTGGCAATGGCAGCTGGTCATTAATTTAACATGAATTATTTAACAGAACTTGCGAACTACATATATCGCTACGAGGAGACCTTCATTTATCTAGGCGTTATATTGAGGGCTGGGGCATTTTTAGGGTTCCTAGTTACAATCATCCCGAAGCAACTAAGAGAAGTCAGGGTGCAAGATGACATAGTTTTGATACGAAGGTCTTTGCTATTGATAAGCCTCTTAATTGAGGTTATGTTTTTGTACTCAATTTATCTAACGTACTGCCAAGTCGTAATGTGCGGAGGTTTATACTCTGACGGATTGAGGGTATTTTTGTACTCAATAGGATCTTTCCTGATATATGTGATGGTGCATTTAATTTATAAGCAAAAGGGAACAAGTAATGGAGCAGAAGATAAAATATGAATGTATGACATTGAAGGACAAAGTGATAATAACGGCGACACTCAAACTCTTGAAACATTTCAGAGGTCTTGAGCAAGCAGGGATATTACCGGAAGCAGCAGCCGCATCATTTATCGGGTGCGTGAAAAAACTTTCTGCGATTGCAAAAGGTGAAGAGGTTTCAGCAAAAGTAGGCTAGGTCTTACTTGCTTTACTGTGATGGGAAACGGTTTACCGCTTTTGGCGATAATAAGTTTTCCATTTTCAGTTCTAAAAGGTATTGATTATTATTCTGGATTGTGTAAATTATTAGGTAATGAGATCCCGTATTTATTTCTTAACAAATTTAGCATAGCAACCCGCCAACGACGTGGTCTCATAACTCAAATGTTGGCGGATTCTTGTGCTGAAAGTGTTTATGTCTACCTATTCAGAAAAACTAAGAGACCCAAGATGGCAAAAGAAGCGTTTAGAAATCCTTGAAAGGGATGGGTGGCAATGTAAACTTTGTTTATCTAAAGAGAAAACTTTGCATGTACATCATCTCCTGTACCTGAAGGGCAGCCAACCGTGGGACTATGATTCTAATTCGCTTATTACCCTTTGTGAAGTATGTCATCAAAAAGAACCAGAAGAAGTTAAAAGAGCAACTTCCACCTTAATTGGTGTAGTTGAAGCGTATGGAATTAGATCTGATGAAATAGACGAACTTTCACATATCGTAAGTTCTATACTTGATCGTGCAACAGACAAAAGTTCTCGGGGAAGATATGCCTTTTTTTGTAATTTAACTATGGCTTTTCAATTAAGAGGGGTACTCGATAAGACTGTGGCTAAAGGTGCGAAGGTATGGGCTGAAATTGATAGACGGGACAAGTTGAATAGTTCAACCCCTGCCCATGACACATAACTACGGCTGGAAACAACCCATATCAACAAATCTAGATCATGTTTTTGGCGATAATACTATGGCTAAATGGATCTATATTCTTTTACTTTTAAGGGCGAGGAATTCAGAAGAGGAAAAAGAGTTTGCGGGGGCATTACATTTCTTGAAGAGAGGTCAGTGTGTCTGTGGTCGTGCTGATATTGCAAAAGAATTTCGAATCGGTGAACAAATTGTGCGATCTCAACTCAAAAAACTCGAAAAAGTGTACAACAAAATAACCATCGAAACAACACCGAAAGGTACTGTAGTTACAATCTTAAACTATGATGAGGTTGTATCGTTTAACCAACAGTTTAACCAACAGGCAACCAACAGGCAACCAACAGGCAACCAACAGGCAACCACTAACAAGAGTGATAAGAGTGTAGAGAATGTAAAGATTGATAATATATCAGAAAATAAAATCAACTCAGAAAAGCCAGAAGACAAGCCAACAAAGAAAAAAGATAAAGTATCCCAAACAAAAAGAATAGCCAGATTGTCAGATGATGAAGAATTGAAGGAAGCCGTAAAACATTACAACCTCACGTATTCAAAGCGGATGCTTCCTCTTGCAGAGCTTGACACCAATTTCAGGTATTGGAGAGGGGTTTATTCCGTTGAACAAATTAATGAGGCTATTTCTAAGGCGTACCATGACCCATACTGGAAGGAAATAATAACTCCAGAGATTTTGTTTCGCAGGAAAAATGTTAGGGATGAAGAGGTAAACAGGATCGATGAGTTTTTAGGCATGAAAGAAGTTATTGAGCTTACTCCGATGGATCAGTTCATCCTTGAAGAATTAAAGGTAACTGACCCGCAAAAGTATAAAGACTTCATGGATAGGCATATAGTTAAGGTTAAAAATAATGGATAAATATTTATTAGCGGACATAGAAATATTCAGAGATGCTTTACCTGAAATAATAGCGAACAAGAAGCGTGATTTATTGCCTAAAGAAGCGTATTTAACTAAAGCTTTATCGGATTGGGAACATGTAGCCAAGGGCAGAGCAAGGCATGAAACGGAAGGCAAAACGAAAGAGCATCGAGAGTTTTTATGGAATGTTATTTCGAAACTATCAAACATGGATGCTAAGCGAGAACTAGCACAGGTCCGGGCAGAACTGGACAGGATTTTGTTTATCGAGCGCGCTTTGTCGGGGTCTTCTATGCCTATTGATTTCGAACGGATGAAGCAAATACCTATCTCAACTTTCTATTCAGGCGACTTAAAGACAAAAGGGAATAAGAGTTGGGGACGCTGCCCATTTCACAAAGAGAAAACACCGTCATTCACGATCGATGGAAACAACCGTTTCATATGTTTCGGTTGCGGGAAAAAAGGTGACGTGATCGATTTTTACATGATGCTTAACAATGTTGAGATCAAGGAAGCCATAAAAAGTTTAGTTAGGTTTATATAAATTATGAATTACGAAAATCACTTAAAACAAATAAACGAAACAATGCCACTTGTTGATGGCGATAAGCTTGCGGATAATTTCAGCCTCGAAGACACAAAGAACTTATTAAATCCATTACGGGTTAAAGGTTACGGTACGCAATTTCCAGACTTGAATATTGTTGGTGGTTTAAAGGAAGAGAGCCTTATCGTAGTAGTGGCAGATTCAGGCGTAGGGAAGAGTATATTCACAATTGGCTTGGTACTTCACCAACTTGATCGAGGTCTTGGGTGCGTCTATCTTGACCTAGAAAACGGCAAGTCTAGAACGGTTGAAAGGTTTTTAAGAGTCAAAGGACAATATGATCAAGATACCCTACTGGGGCTAACAGAAGAGGATGTTATGCAGCAGGTGCAATCCCTCGGTAAACTTGATTATCTTTCACCCATACAAATTTCAGGATTAACGGCAGAGTTGAAAAAGACCGATGAAACTATTCGAGTACGAGATGTACTCAAAAGAAAGATAATTGAGAAAGTAAAAGCCGGGTATAAGATATTCGTGATCGATCCATTTTCTAGGGCTTGCGAAGACAATGCCGGAACAGAGTTTTTTGATGAAGGTACCCTTGCTGGTGAGCTTGCCGATATGGCAGAGAACTTGAAGATAGTTATCATTGCTGTTCATCATATGCGTAAAGGCAATAGAACTGTTTATATTAAAAATCAGGATGAACTAGAAGAAAAATCCTACGTAATGCCTACCGGGGAATCAGTTAAGGGCAGCGCAAAAATCCTTCATCGGGCAACGGATGTTTGGGGGATTGTGAGGTTTAGGGAAGAGAACAACCCGATAGAGGGTGCAATTCTTGCAATTCTTAAAAGCAGGACTGGAGAATTGCGTAATATCAAGCTTGAGTTTGACAAGCCGGCATTGACGTTTAATCCTTATCGGTACACCTTTCTGGATCGGGTCTTTGACCATAGAAATTAGTAGTTGACGGATGTTATGACTGGTACTACAGTAGTAGTAAAGTAATTAATTTAATTTAAGTTTATGGAAGATACAACAAACACTTTAAACCTTATCGGCACGTCAACAGCTAGTGCGGATAATAAGCCTATTGAGAAGGCGACGGAAGCTGCTGTTCCTAGAGAAAAGCCAGTGGGGCTAATGTCTACAACCTCGTTTCTCGATCCGACTGTATGGTCACAGATGGGGATTATGGCGTCAGCTTTTAGGCGTTCTAACGCATTAGGTTCAAACGAAAACGAGTTCACTTTAATGATGAAGTTTCAGGCAGGTATTGAAATGGGAATGTCCCCGATTGAATCAATCAAGTCTTTTTATTTCGTAAATGGAAATATAAATATTTTTGGTGCGGCATTAATGAAGAGATTAAGAACATTTGGATGGTCGATATCTTATGTGGATGAAAATAATAAATGCACGGTAACCGTAACTACCGATGAAGGATCGAAACAATATTCAGACAGTTTGACTTTTGAAGAGGCTGAACAATCTGGATGGACTAAAACTAAAACTGGTGCGGTAAAAGACAACTGGTTACCGGGAGCAAACCGAAAATTGAAACTTAGATATGGCGCGGTTTCAATGTTGATTAAATCTTATTTACCGGAAGTTCTAGGTTCCGCGACAGATATTGCCGAAGTGGCTATGGATTATTTGCCTACTGAAAGCGGACGGGCTTCAATTCCTGAGGCTGCAGACGCTAATGAGCCGATTAACGACACATTGTTTAAGACCTTGGCAGCTATGGGCGGGAACATGGATCGGGACTATACCAACGACGAAGCAAGAAAACTTATTCGTGAATTAGGTCCTAAAAAGGCGGTGAAAAATGTATAACCTTGATGGTATTACTAAACCTGAACTAGAGCGATTGGCAGTTGATAAAAAGGTATTTGAGCTAGAGCAATTAGCCGGGGATTACCACAAAGCCAGTGTGGAAATTGAGCGATTGACAGCTGATAAAAAGGTATTAGGCATGGAGATTATCGAAAGGCTTAAAGCTGAAAACATGGATGGTCGAGTTGTTGGAAAATATGCTGTATCAATTATCCGAAAAGAGATTTGCAATACAACAATCGAAGACGCGGCACAATTTGGGGCGGTCATTACTGAAGAAAAGGTAAACACGGCTATCCTTAGAAAAATCAAAAAATCTGGAATGGATGTACCGGGGTTTAATATTCGGGAAGAAGTTAGGGTTAAGCTGGGAGCAGCAGATGGATAAAATCCATTTTTCTTATTCAAGCATCAACTTGCTTTATACGGCAAGTCACAACTGGATTAATAAACAGCTTGGGATTAAACAAGAGGACAAGCCGTATTTCACAGCAGGAAAACACGGTCACCAGATTATTCAGGATCATGTATCGGGCAAGTGTAAAGATGCGAGGATTGACTACATCAAGGATTACTTTCCGATTGTAGAGCGATATGATTTCGACCCACAGTGCAAGTTTAGCTTTGATGTTGATGGTTATGATTTCATCGGGTTTTTTGATGGTAAGAACTACGAGGATAAAAAATCGCTAGAAATTAAACTGTCAGGCACTCCGTGGACGCTTAAAAAGTTTCAGGATTTGATGCAGAGAAAAATATATTCAATTGCTCAACCGGACTTTACGGAAGCCATACTTTTAACGGGATCTTTGAAACCTGATGATTGGGCGACTACTAGACTTAAACGCTACGCCGTCGAGTTAACCGAAAGAGACCGTAAGGACGCGCTTGAGTGGATCAGAGGTGGATTACAAATTTTCGAGTCTGGGGACTTCTCCGGGGGGCTTACGGATGGTGTGTGCTTAAACCCTAGGTGTAACTGGGGTAGTAACTGTAGTTTTAAATTAGGATGACAAATTTTTTTACTGTCCTATCAAGGTCAAGAGAATTGATTCATATAGTTGTTGATAAGGGTTCTAGTGATTGGAGCTGTACATGCGAAAGCTATTCGATCCAGAAAAATATTAATTGTTATCACATCCTTATGGCTAAAGCAGGCAAAGCTAGGATGGTGACATTAGGTCAAGTCAACGAGTTAATGAAAAATAACCGTATTTTAGTTAAGGTTAAAAAGAATGCACAACCTCAAAGGGATATCAACGAGACTAGTTAATTGCATTCTTATGTTATCTTTAATGCCTTTTATTGGCATAGTAGTTATTTTATTTATTTCAATAGTTGAAGCGTTTCGACTTGCGAGAAAGAAACTTTTACGATGAAAAAATTTGCATTTCTTAAGAAACTTAAAATGGTGGAAGTATCACCCGGCTGTAGTGCTTATTCATTACTGGATATTGCGAAATATTTAACAGTTGGTCAATTGAGAGAGTACAGAGAATGGCGCAGAGGCGCAGTCATAATGTATCAGGGTGAAATCATGGTGTTTGAAAGTAGTTTTAATTTTTTTCTAGAAAGTCGTGAAGATTGGGGTAATATATGAAATTCAGCGTTAATGAAGCAAAATTGCTTGGTAATGTAACCCGTGCTATTGAGCTTAAGTTTACACCTAGCGGGAATCAGGTTGCTAGTTTTTCTATGGCTACCAACCGTAGTTATATGGACAAACAAACTAATACGTGGACTGATATAGGGACTTTCCACAATATTGTTGTTTGGGGAAAGCTTGCAGAGTTTATCGCAAAATCTATTAGCAAAGGCGATAAAGTCTACGTTAGTGGAAGAATTGAGAATAGAAGTTATACAAACAAACAAGGTCTTAAAGTGTATATAAGCGAGATCGTTGCAGAGGATGTAATTTCTTTAAACAAGAAGAAGTCTGTTTATGATGAGTCGCCACCATTAGTTGAGGATGTAGGGTTCGACGCATTCGAAGCTACGTTTGGAGAGCATCCGGGCGGAGAGCCTATTGAAGAGCCTGCCAGAGAGAATCCGACGCCATTTTAGCTATTCACAGACACAAAAAGGTGCTTATTGACTAGGTACTACAGTAGTAGTAAGGTATACATATGCCATTTAATGCAAAAAAACAAAAACAATTAGAAGATAAATATCTAAACAAGAGAGCTATTATCGAGAAAAACGGGTTATCCATTTACGTGGTTATATCCAGAGTCAGCCAAATGTACGGACATGTTAGATTCCTCGTTAAACCTGATGCAGGCGCGGGTATGATTTGGGTCACTAATATTGAAATATTGAAAGAATCAGATGAACAGTGAAACTAAAAGACAGATAAGACAAAGGGAATTCAGAAAACTTAAATTATATCTTAAGAAAAATCTGCTGTATTGGGTGATCGTGATATTTTCTATGTCATTTTTCGTAAAATCTATAGTGGACGCGTTTTTCGCTAGTCATTATTTTAATTAATTGAAGGTAAAGCCAGATGAATAAAAAAGAAGCGTTAAGAGAAATATTATGTAGTTTGAACCTTGCGGTAGATGTAGATAGTTTGGATCTATCACCCGCGGAACTTAAGTTTTATGAAGACAGATTATCAGGCATAAAGACTAAGGGTTCGATGACTAACGGCGAAGAAGTAGTAGAAGAAATTCTAGCACTATTTAAATCAGGGAGTTCTGAAACAGACGAAGAGCTAAGAAATCTATTGCGTCCTATAATTGAAGTTGTGATGTTCCTTCAATTGAGTTTAGTTATGTTTGACAGAGTGGACATGGACGACAAGAGAATTATTAAATCCATTGGTACAGTAGCGAAAATGTTGCATACTTTGCATTGCGATAAAGAAGATCATGCAGAAAGTAGACGTTCTATGCCTTCTGTGCTTAAAGCATTTTCGGATGAGTTTGTGAAACCGGGCGCGTTTGATGCTGGTGTTGAAGAAGCTATAGATGGTTATTTGAGAATTAACCGGACATGAAAGAAATTCCTGCCGAAATAAAATTAATAGTTGAGGAAATGTCAGTTCAAGGTAATCATTTCCCTTTATACATGGTTCAAGAAGATTTACGGCTTTATGTCGGGTATGACGGGGACTGGACACACACTGAAAGAATGAGGTCAGACGTTGTTAAAGAAAAATATCTATGCACTAAATGCAAGAGGTTTAAAGCTAAAGATGAAGAACTTCCAAAAGATTGTGGCAAATGCAAACCAGAGGCTTTTTATCACTATAAAATTATGGAGTTTAATAATTCTAGGGCAGGGGTATTCCTAACGGAGAAAGCTTGTCAGGAACATATTGATCGAAGCCAGTATTTCTACAATAACCCTAGACCGTGCGGGGTCAGAATATGGCGAAACCCGGAAACGCAAAGGGTCACAAAGTTTTTATTTGAGGCGGCAGGAATTTCGGTTCCACCACATTATCTATGACAATAGACGAGAAGAAGAAAATAATAGCAGACGAGTTATTTGAAGTTTATATGCATGGGGCTTCTGATAGCTACCATAGCCGGATTATTGACGATACGTATCAACCTTATCTAATGGAGAAAGCGGACGGTATCGCAAGACTCGATGGAACTCTAAGCACTGCTGAAACGGCATGGTCTAGTATGGACGGGAAGGCTAAAATTATTGTATTTGCTATTGTATTTGGATACATAGCTACCTGCCTAATATTATTTAGTATGGTCTTTTAGGAACAAAATGACAAAAACACTTTCTGAACTAGTAAACCTAAGAAATATTATTTTTTACGGACTTAATGACAATGAAGCGCAAGTGTTTCAAGGAAAATTTGTTGAAGTTTTAGCGATTAACGCTGATTTATCACAGGTAATACCACAATTTATGATTTGGTTGTTAAGCGATAAGAAAGATGGCGTTATTCAATACATGAAGGAGGGCGATAAAAGAGCAATGAAAATAGTTGTCGGTCTTTATAAGAAAGAACTTGAAGGGCTAGAGGTTACCAACGAAGAACGGTCTAAAGCTCTCGCTGGTTCTTTTCATGCTTTTTTTGTCGCTGATGCTGCCAAAGAAACTCATTACAAAAAAATTGCTGATAAGTTGATTGAGTTGATTGAAGGGGCAAATTGGAGTAATTGAAGGTTGAGGCAGGGGGTCACACAGGTTCGATTCCTGTACGCCTGATAAAATTTAGCCTTATGAGTATATAAAGGAAATCCGGAATTACTTTATAGGTAGTAAAGCAGATTTTTTGTTGGTGTTCGTCTAGTGGTCAGGACGTCCTCCGTCTGAGTCTTGAATCAAAGATTGAAAGTGGTGGGGGTGTTTAGTGCTAGCGAAGTGCTTTGAGGGTACCTACATGATAAGCCACCTCTCGCAGCAAGGCGGGGATACCTACTAGCAGGGTTTGTTAAAGCCCCTTTAGACCCACCACTTTGAGTCTTTGAATGACTCAAAAAGCACATTGTTTTGTTCGTGGTCATTGCCAACTCGGCAGTGGGCTTTTTTTGATTGGGGAAAGGAAGATTGCTTTCAATTGCTATAACTCATTTAGAGGCGGCAATGTTATATACAAAAGAGGCTACTAGTTAGTCCTTTCTGCCCTACGGGGCAGTTGTGGGTTAATTAATTGAAGGAGCAAAATGAAAACAACAAAGTTAAGATCATTGTTAAATAACTTTCTACAGGATATTGATACCGAAGCTCAGATAGACACTAAGACCGCAAACGCCATAGTGGATGCTCACTTGAGACTATTTCAGGCTTATTCTGGAAAAATCCGGAGAGAAACTGCTAAAGAAATTGTAGAGTTTCTGGATGGTCTTGAAATAAACCAACCATTTGATTTGAAAACTGATAATTGGCGGAACTGGAAGTATATAAAAAACTCGATTGTTGATGAATACGGCGTTCCAAGTCAGGCGGATAGTTTAGAATCAAATGGATGAAAATAATACAGGGAGACAGTTTGGTAAAGCTAAAAGAGCTACCAGAAAACAGCGTTGATTCCGTTGTCTGTGATCCACCGTATGGTCTTTCATTTATGGGTAAAAAATGGGATTACAATGTACCTAGCGTAGATTTATGGAAAGAAGTATTAAGAGTATTGAAACCGGGTGGACACTTACTTTCATTTGCAGGCTCACGGACTTACCATAGAATGGTGGTGAACATTGAGGACGCTGGATTTGAAATCCGTGACCAAATTATTTGGGTTTACGGGTCGGGGTTTCCAAAATCGCATAACATAGGCAAGGCAATTGATAAGTTGCAAGGAAATGAGAGGGAAATAATATCAGAAACATTTAGGGGCGAAAATGCAGGAAAACAGTCAGGGATCATGGGGAAAACTGTATCCAGAACAGATACTTTGTCCAAAGGAACATCACCCTATGAAGGCTGGGGAACTGGTCTAAAACCTGCTCATGAAGATATTGTTCTAGCTAGAAAGCCACTATCCGAAAGCACTATTGCGCAAAACGTACTCAGGTGGGGGACTGGTGGGATAAATATAGATAGGTGTAGGGTGAGGACAGAAGAAAAACTAGAAATAGTACAAGGTAATAATAAAGAAACAAGTACACCTAATGCTCCCAATAATGGTTGGAAAAGTGAGCCACAAACTCAAGGTAGATTCCCCGCAAATTTCCTGCATGACGGAAGTGATGAGGTGGTAGGGTTGTTTCCTGATAGTACAAGCGGTTCAATCAAAGAAGGTACGAAGCAAGGGTTTGCTGGCACTGGTATTTATGGGAACAGCAATGGTGTTACAACCGAGAGGAACGCCAGCAAAGGCTCTGCCTCACGCTTCTTTAAGACCTGTAAAGATACGCAAAAGCATGCTATAATGAGTGTATGCAACGATATAAATGTAAACAATGTGGGAAGCAATTTGATGATTTCCCAGCTAACAGAAAAAATCGTAAAAATACATTCTGTTCTAAAAAGTGCAACGCCCAATTTAGATTTGCTAAACCAAAACCTAAATGCCTTGTTTGTGGAACAGAGTGCAAAAAACACAGGAATAGATTTTGTAGCAAAACTTGTAGTAATCAAGGAAGTCCCAGAGGATTTGGTGAGCCAAGAGGAATTACAAGCTATTCAGGACTTTATTACAAACTGCAAAAAATGTTCCCTAACCCAGAGAAATGCAGATGCGGAGAAATGGGAAAGCATA